CTTGCAGAGAAGCGAGTTTCTATGGGTTTGGTTCAAGAACTTCAGAACGTAATATCTTATGTTGGTAGGTTCAACTTGATTGAAGCTGAAAGAGATATGCAACTTTTGATTCTAAATGATTTGAAAGCTAATAACGCAAAGATTGAGAAAGCTAAGTATTCGGCAAGTGTTAGTATTTATGACTTTGGTGTAAATCTAAAAGAAGAAATCAAAGCAGGTAAGGTCGAAACAATCAATGAGACATTTGTTGGTATACAAGTAAAACTTATCAACAATGAAAACACACAATATGTTGTAGGTAGTGGAAGAGGAACTGC